CCTGCGCGCGACATCAGCGAAAAAGAGGCCGCCGTCAACCTGGTTGCCGACGTGCTGAACGTTGAGCGCCGCCTGGCGCAGTGCGTGCCGGTGGAGATGCCGCAACCGGTCTATGACGCGGTAGTCAGCTTCACCTTTAACGTCGGCAGCGGCGCGGCGTGCGCCTCAACGCTTGCCTGGCACCTGCGCCAGAAGGCGTGGAAACAGGCCTGCGATCAGCTGCCGCGCTGGGTCTATGTCGATGGCGTACGCAACCGCGGGCTGGAAAACCGCCGCCAGCGCGAGCGCGACCGGTGCCTGCAGGGGGTGAAATGAGTGCCCGCCTGGTGGTGGTAATAGCGCTCCTGGCGACGCTGACCGGGCTGTGGTTGTTTGAGCAAAACCACGCTCTGCGTGCGTCTTTAGCCAACGCGCAGCAGCTGGCGCGGGATCAGAACGCCACGCTGACGCGCCTTAAAACCGCCCTCAACGCCACCGCCGAACTGGCGGCAAAGAACCAGCAGGCGCAGGTCACGCTGCGCCTGCAGCTCGATGCCGCCAGCGCGCAGGCGCTGCAACGAGAAAACGCGATCGCGAGGTTATTAAATGAGAACGAGGCTTTTCGCCACTGGTATCGCACTGAGTTACCTGATGCTGTGCGCCGGGTGCACCAGCGCCCGGCCTGCCCCTCCGCCGCTCATTGTCTACAACAGCTGCCCGCAGGTCAGCCTCTGCCCGATGCCGGCAAGCGCGCCGCAAACTAACGGCGATTTGAGCGCCGATATCCGCCAGCTTGAGCACGCGCTGGTGCAGTGCGCGCTGCAAGTTGAAACCCTTAAACATTGCCAGGATGAGATCAATGCTAAAACCCAACTCTCTGCGCAGCGCCCTGATTAACGCCGTCCCGGCGCTGCACGATACCCCCTCGATGCTGCGTCTGTGGGTCGATAAAGGCAGCAATATCGCCACGCTCGCCAGCTCCTTATCGTTTGAAAAACAGTTCAGCCTCAACGTCACCATCACCGGTTTCAGTGGCGATATCGACACGCTGTTTGTGCCGGTGATGGCGTGGCTGCGCGATAACCAGCCCGACATTCTCTCCGTCGAGGCGGGGCAGAAAGGCGGCTTTAGCTGGACGCTGCTGACCAACGCCGACGGTACCCAGGATGTGACGATGGTGCTGCAACTGACCGAGCGCACCCAGGTAAAAGAGCTCAACGGGACACTTATCGCCGAGACGCTGCCGGAGCCGCTTCCACCGGCCTTCGTCACCCGCCCGAAAGAGCTCTATATCAACGGCGAGCTGGTGAGCCGCTGGCAGGCGTGATCGCCTGTGCCATACGCCACGGGCTGCGTTGTGCCAAAAGCCGGACAGCCTTGTTCAATTTTCAAAACCGGGGACGCATAGCATCATTTCGCTTATGAACAGACAACTTTCGCTTCACGAGCTGGCCCGCCAGCTTCGCAATATGATCCGCACCGGAATTATCGTTGAGGTCGACCTGAAAGCCGGGCGCTGCCGGGTGCAGACCGGCGGTATGGTGACCGACTGGCTGCAGTGGTTAACCCACCGCGCCGGGCGTTCGCGCAGCTGGTGGGCCCCCTCCGTCGATGAGCAGGTGTTATTGCTCGCCGTCGGCGGCGAGCTGGAGACCGCCTTTGTGATGCCGGGGATTTATGCCAACGATTATCCGGCCCCCTCCGCTTCGGCGGACGCCTGGCACGTCACCTTCCCGGATGGCGCGGTGTTTGAATATGAACCGCAGACCAGCGCGCTGAAGGTGAGCGGCATTAAAACCGCCGATATCACCGCCTCCGAGTCGATTACCGCCAGCGTGCCACAAGTGCTGGTGAAAGCCTCGACGCGCATCACCCTCGATACGCCGGAAGTGGTCTGCACCAATAAGCTGATCACCGCCACGCTGGAGGTGCAAAAAGGCGGCACCATGAGCGGCAATGTGACGCACAGCGGCGGCTCGCTTACCTCGAACGGCAAAGTGCTGCATAGCCACCAACACCCCGGCGACAGCGGCGGCACCACAGGAGCACCTTTATGACAGCACGTTATTTCGGCCTCGATCGCACCAGCGGGCGCAGCCTCACCGACGTCGACCATATTCGCCAGAGTATAAGCGATATTCTGCGCACGCCGGTGGGCTCGCGCGTGATGCGCCGCGATTACGGTTCGCTGCTGTTCGATATGCTCGATCAGCCGCAAACCCCGGCGCTGGCGCTGCAAATTCAGGTGGCCTGCTATATGGCGCTGCTGCAATGGGAGCCGCGCATCACCCTCAGCGCGGTGACGGCCGAACGTCAGTTCGACGGCAAGATGGTGGTCAATCTGACCGGTCAGCTTGCCAGCACCGGCGAGTCCCTCTCTTTAACCCTTCCTGTGAGTTGATACCATGCCGATTATCGATCTGAGCCAACTGCCCGCGCCCGATGTTGTCGAGGCGCTGGATTATGAGCGCATCCTGGATGAGCGCAAAACCACCCTTGTTTCACTCTTTCCCGCCGATCAGCAGGAGGCCATCACCCGTACGCTGGCGCTGGAGTCCGAACCGCTGACCAAGTTTCTCGAAGAGAATGCTTACCGCGAAGTGATCTGGCGCCAGCGCGTCAACGAAGCGGCCCGCGCGGTGATGCTGGCGTATGCCTCAGGCGGCGATCTCGATGCCATCGCGGCGAACAGCAACACCGCTCGGCTGGTGATCGCCCCTGCTGATGAGAGCACGATACCGCCCACGCCGGCAGTAATGGAGTCCGATACCGATTTACGCCTGCGCGCGCAGCAGGCTTTTGAAGGGCTAAGCGTGGCCGGGCCGGTGGGTGCGTATGAGTATCACGGCCGCAGCGCCGATGGTCGCGTGGCGGATATCTCTGCCGTCAGCCCATCCCCCGCCTGTGTCACCATCTCTGTGCTCTCCCGCGAAGGCGACGGTACCGCCAGCCCTGAACTGCTGGCGATTATCGATAAAGCGCTCAACGCGGAGGATGTGCGCCCGGTCGGCGATCGCGTGACGGTACACAGCGCTAAAATTGTGCCCTACCAGATTGATGCCACGCTTTTTCTCTATCCCGGGCCTGAATCGGAGCCGATTCGCCAGGCGGCTGAGCAGAAGCTGAAAGCCTATATCACTGCCCAGCGCCGACTGGGGCGCGATATTCGCCTGTCGGCAATCTACGCAGCGCTCCACGTTGAGGGCGTGCAGCGGGTGGTGTTGAACGCACCGCAGCAAGATATTGTGCTCGATCAGAGCCAGGCCTCCTGGTGTACGGCGTGGAAAATCACCACCGGAGGTACCGATGAGTGACGACCGTCTGTTGCCTGTTGGCTCATCGGTTCTTGAGGTGGCGACAGCACACGCGGCGGCGCAGATTGAACGCGTACCGGTGCCGCTGCGCACGCTGTGGGATCCGCTAACCTGCCCGGCCGAGCTGCTGCCCTATCTCGCCTGGGCACTCTCCGTTGACCGCTGGGATTTTAACTGGCCGGAAGCGACCAAACGTAAGGTGATCGCCTCCTCCTTTTTCGTCCATCAACATAAAGGGACGCGCAGCGCCATTCACCGGGTGGTTGAGCCGCTTGGCTTCCTGATTGAGCTGCGCGAGTGGTGGCAGGATAACGCCGAACCCGGCACCTTCCGGCTGGTGATTGGCGTCCAGGAGAACGGCATTACCGAGGAGACGTACCAGGAGCTGGAGCGGCTGATTAACGATGCCAAACCGGCAAGCCGCCATTTGACGGAGCTGAATATCAGCCTCAGCAGCCAGGGCGAGTGCTACGTTGGCGCGGCCTGCTACCTTGGCGAGGAGCTGACGGTCTACCCTTACAGCCCGGAAGAGATTGTTGTCGGCGGCGAAAGCTATGCGGCATCGGCGATCCACCTGATTGATAGCCTCACTATCACGGTTTAACCCTCCCCTTCGGGCTACGGCCCGTTTTTTTTATCTACCCTGTTGTGTACCCCTCAGACCAACGCCGCCGCGTGGCGTCCGCCAGGTGCTGAACGGAAAATATCCCTACCGTTCACTGCTCAACAAACCTGAGAGAATCCCATGTCTGTAAAATATTTCGCGATTTTAACCAATCAGGGCGCGGCAAAGCTGGCGAACGCCACCGCGCTCGGCACGACGCTTAACCTGACGCAGCTGGCCATCGGCGATGGTAACGGCACGCTGCCGGTACCGGACGCGGCGCAAACCCGGCTTATCAATCAGACACGCATCGCGCCGCTCAATGCCCTGTCGGTCGACCCGGAGAACCCAAGCCAGATAGTAGCGGAGCAGATTATCCCGGAGAATGAGGGCGGGTACTGGATCCGCGAGCTGGGTCTGTTCGATGACGCAGGGGTATTGATTGCGGTGGCGAACTGCCCGGAGACCTACAAACCGCAGCTACAGGAGGGAAGTGGACGCACGCAGACCATTCGCATGGTGGTGGTCGTCTCCTCAACGGCGGCGGTGACGCTGAAAATCGATCCGTCGGTGGTGCTGGCAACGCGTAAATACGCCGACGATCTGCTGGCCGGACATCTGAAGGCGGCGAATCCCCACCCACAGTATTTACAGATTGCAGATATCGCCTCCTTCACACCGGTGGGCGTGCCGCTGCCCTACCCGTCTGCCACTCCACCCGCTGGCTGGCTTAAATGCAACGGCGCAGCCTTTAATAAAGGGCAGTATCCAAAGCTGGCGGCCCTGTTTCCCTCAGGCAATTTGCCGGATCTGCGCGGTGAGTTTATTCGCGGGTGGGATGATGGGCGCGCAGTGGATAGCGGGCGTGCCCTGTTAACCAGTCAGGCTGATGAGATAAAAAAATTCACGCTTAAATATCTGGGCCCAGGAGCGGGAACAGGTTCAACGACAGTTTTTGCATTGCAAAGCGGTATGAACCCGATCTATACCAGCGGGATTAGCCAGGCGGTAAATAGTCCTTCTGCAGATGCGTTTCAGATTCCGGGTGGGAATGAAACCCGACCGCGCAACGTCGCCTTTAACTACATCGTCAGAGCAGCGTAATCCTCTCTATATCCCAACGGGCATCGCCCGTTTTTTTTGCCCGCCCTGTTGTGTGAGTTCGCAACCAACGCCCCTCAATGGTGTTTGTCTGCGGCTGAACGGAAAATATCGCCATCGTTCACTTCTCAACAAACAACCTGAGAGCGTATGCATGACCGCAAAATATTTCGCTATCTTGACTAACCTGGGGGCGGCAAAGCTTGCAAATGCCGCCGCGCTGGGCACGCAAATCAACCTGACGCAGATGGCCGTCGGCGATGCCAATGGCCAGCTACCTACGCCCGATCCGGCGCAAACCCAACTAATTAACCAGAAGCGTATCGCGCCGTTAAACCGGCTCTCGATTGACCCAAAAAATAGCAGCCAGATTGTTGCTGAACAGGTGATTCCGGAAACCGAAGGTGGCTTCTGGATCCGTGAAATTGGCCTCTATGACGATGCTGGCGTGCTGATTGCGGTGGCGAACTGCCCGGAAACCTATAAACCGCAGTTGCAGGAGGGTAGCGGACGCACACAGACCATTCGTATGGTGGTGGTGGTCTCCTCAACGGCGGCGGTGACGCTGAAAATTGACCCGTCGGTGGTACTGGCTACCCGCCAATACGCTGATGAGCTACTTGATAACCACCTTAAGGCCGCCAATCCACACCCGCAATATGCGCCGCTCGCCAGCCCAACCTTTACAGGCATTCCGAAGGTTCCGGATATGCCGATCGGTAACTACGGTCAGCAAATTGCCAATAGCAAATATGTGCACGACGTTGTGGCAAGTGATGTCTACATTCTGCCGGTAGGCGCGCCGATCGCCTGGCCGCTCGCGGAGCCACCGTTAGGCTGGCTCATCTGCAACGGCGCCACGTTCGACAAAACAAAGTTTCCGCGCCTGGGTGCAGCTTACCCGGCCGGTTTAGTGCCGGATCTGCGCGGGGAGTTTATTCGCGGTTGGGACGCTGGGCGCGGAGTGGATCCTGCACGTGCGTTACTAAGCTGGCAGAAAGGGACCATTAATATCAACGATCCTTCACTCAGCTCGGTAAACCTGGCAAGCCCAATTCATGCCAATGACAACGTGGCCACTGCCAGGAGTGACTTCGGATTAGACCCTGTGATGAAAAGCGATTATGCAAATGTGATGAATGCGCTTTTTGTCACCCAGGATGCCGCAATTGATATGGATGCCGGCGGGTTTGCCGGAGGCTATGGCAGCACCCGTCCACGCAACATTGCCTTTAACTACATAGTGAGAGCCGCATAATGACCACCGCAATTTTGAACGAAAACCACCTGGCCAGCCAGGCGGGCACTGTCACCGTCTATAACTTTGACGCGTTGAGCCGCGAGTACCTTGGCAACACCATCGAGTATCTTGCCGTCGGCGTCGGTATTCCGGCGAACTCAGCGCTTGATGAGCCTTTAGCGGCGAAACCGGGTTTTGCGGTGCGCCGCAACGCAGCGCTGGATGGCTGGGAGTATGCCCCCGACTACCGCGGCAGCGAGGTGTATGACAAAATCACTGGCGAGAAAAAGACGCTGACGCAGCTGGGCGATTACCCGGATGATGTCACTCCGCTTGCCCCCGCCACACCCTATGATGTCTGGAGTGGCAGCGGCTGGGTAACGGATGAGGTCGCACAGCAGGCCGCGCAAATCACGCTGGCAGAGCAGACTAAGACCCATCTGCTCAACAAGGCGAAAAATACCATCAGCCTGTGGCAGACCGAACTGCAACTCGGCATCATCAGCGATGATGATAAAGCGCAGCTCATCGTCTGGATGCGTTATATTCAGGCGCTGCAGAAGGTCGACACGAAGACTGCGCCCGATATCGCCTGGCCTGAACAGCCGCAATAAAAGATGACGGGCTGCGGCCCGTTTTGCCGGGTGGCACTGCGTTTACCCGGCCTACAACATCCCCAGGCCTGATAACGCGACGCCGCATCAGGCTTTTCCGTTGGGTTGTCCCGCCTGGCAGCCAACCGCATTCGATAGCCCCTTCCCCAAACTGGCCACGACAATAGCGTTTACTCAATCGCTAACTGAGAGTGAACGCCTGACTATGAAATATTTTGCCATTCTGACTAACCAGGGTGCCGCGAAGCTTGCCAACGCCACCGCGCTCGGCACGCAGCTGAAGCTGACCCATATGGCCACCGGCGACGGTAACGGCAGCCTGCCTACCCCTGATCCTGCACAAACGAAGCTGGTTAACCAGAAACGTATTGCGCCACTGAATATGCTGTTCGTCGACCCTGGTGACGCGAACCAGATTATCGCCGAACAGGTCATCCCCGAGAACGAAGGCGGTTTCTGGATCCGCGAAATCGGCCTTTATGACGCCGATGGCACGCTGATTGCTGTTGCCAACTGCCCGGAGACGTATAAACCGCTTCTGCTGGAGGGCAGCGCCCGCACGCAAACCCTGCGTATGGCGCTGGTGGTCTCCGCAACCTCGGCGGTGAGCCTGAAGATCGACCCGGCGGTGGTGCTCGCGACGCGCAAGTATGTCGACGACAAGGTTATTGAGGTGAAAGCCTACACCGATAACCAGATGAAAGAGCATATTGATGCGGCAAATCCGCACAAGCAGTATGCCCCCCTTTCCAGCCCGACTTTTAGCGGTGCGCCGAAGGCACCTACTCCGACAGCAGGCAACAGTACTACGCAAATCGCTACCACAGCGTTTGTTCAGACAGCTATTACTGCGCTGGTTAATGGTGCTCCTGCCACACTGGATACTCTCAAAGAGATCGCTGCGGCTATTAATAACGATCCCAATTTCAGCACCACAATAAATAGCGAACTGGCAGGCAAGCAACCTCTCGATGCGGCTTTAACCGCAATTGCCGCTCTCGCAACCAGCGCTAACAAACTTCCCTATTTCTCCGGTGTTGATACCGTCACGCTGACCGACCTCACTGCGGTGGGGCGAGAACTGATTGCAAAGGGAGCCGTAACAGATATTCGTGCGTACCTGGGTCTTGGAAGTCTGGCAATTAAAAACAGCCTCACGGCAGCAGAGGTGGGAGCTGTGTCAAAGGCCGGCGATGTGATGTCGGGAAGATTAGCTATTAACGCTGATGGTGAAGCTGTTGCAATAAAGGGAACCGTCAACGAGGCTGCCAGTTACGTTATTTCACGGGACGCGTCAAATGTGAATCAATGGTATGTCGGCAAGGGCAGCAATGATTCCAACGACGTAGCCTTCTACAACTATAAAGGTGAAAACAGACTATTCCTTTCTGAAAGTGGCGCAGTATTCCTGTCACCGAAAACAGGCCAGCAGCTCAATTTAGGCGGAAGTCAGACCAATATTTCAGGCATGGTTATTCCTTCAGACTATGCGAACTTTGATTCGCGCTATCCGTTAAAAAATGCAGCCTCGAAAGCGGTCAATGGCTGGTTTAAAGACGCCAGCACAGGATTGATTTATCAATGGGGAACCACTGATGCTGTCTATGACGACACGCTGAAAACCATCACGTTCCCGATTGCATTTCCTTCTGCATGCGTGGCTTTTTTGCCAACGCTGAAACGAAGCACGACAACATCGAACCCATTGGGGATGCTCTCTGTATGGGGACAGGCGATGAGTAATGCTTCTGCTAACCTGGTCTTTCAGTCAAATGACGGAACCTCTGATGCCCGTACGGGCCTGATTACTTACTGGGCGGTAGGATATTAATATGATCTATTTTTACAGTGCCAAAAATAATGCTTTCTATCCGCAAGAATTAAAAGAGGCGTATCAACGCGCCGGCACATGGCCTGACGACCTGGTTGAAATTACTGAGGAGGAGTATCAGCCTATTATCCTGGCGCAATCGTTCGGAAAAGTGATCGCCGCAGACAATAACGGCTTCCCCGTACTGAAAGAGCCGGTGATTAACTGGCAGGGAAAAGCGAAGTCAGATCTTAAGAATCGGATTTTGGACGTTAACAACATTGTTAGTGACTGGAAAACGGAACTGCAGCTCGGCACCCTCAGTGAAGAGAATAAGGCGAAGCTTATAAGCTGGCTGGAGTATGCCAATAAACTGAAAGCGCTTGATGTTGGTGATGTGACGACTGAGGATAATTACAACAATATCGACTGGCCGGCAAAGCCAGCGTAAATCAAACGGGCTGCGGCCCGTTTTTTTAATTCCCGCTGTTGTATCAGCCTCTCTCCAACCCGGACAAATAGCGCGCCGCGACGCCACACTCGAAAATAGCACTCACCCCAACACCACGGAGTTAAACGGATGAGTGATTATCATCATGGCGTTCAGGTCGTCGAAATCAACGATGGCACGCGCGTCATTTCCACAGTCTCAACGGCCATTGTCGGCATGGTTTGTACCGCCAGCGATGCAGACGCGGGGATGTTCCCCCTCAATGAACCGGTTCTGATCACCAACGTGCAGAGCGCGATTGCCAAAGCGGGCAAACAAGGCACGCTGGCGGCTTCGCTGCAGGCGATTGCCGACCAGGCGAAACCGGTGATTATTGTTGTTCGCGTTGCCGAAGGCAGCGGTGAGGATGCGCAGGCGCAGACCCTCTCCAACATCATCGGCACCACCGACGAAAACGGTAAATATACCGGCCTTAAAGCGCTGCTGACCGCCGAAGCGGTGACCGGCGTGAAACCGCGCATTCTCGGCGTACCGGGTCTTGATAGCCTCGAAGTCGCTACCGCGCTGGCACCGATCTGCCAGAAGCTGCGCGCCTTTGGTTATGTCAGCGCCTGGGGCTGCAAAACCATTTCTGAAGCGATCAAGTATCGCGAGAACTTCAGCCAGCGCGAACTGATGGTCATCTGGCCGGATTTCCTCGCCTGGGATACCGCCAGCAACAGCTCTTCTGTCGCTTACTCAACGGCTCGTGCGCTGGGCATGCGTGCGGCGATCGACCAGTCCGCCGGCTGGCATAAAACCCTCTCCAATGTCGGCGTCAATGGCGTTACCGGCATCAGCACCCCGGTGTTCTGGGATCTGCAGGAGTCGGGCACCGATGCCGATCTGCTGAACGAAGCGGGCGTCACCACGCTGATTCGCAAAGATGGCTTCCGTTTCTGGGGCAACCGCACCTGCTCCGACGATCCGCTGTTCCTGTTTGAAAACTACACCCGTACCGCGCAGGTGATTGCCGACACCATGGCTGATGCGCATATGTGGGCGGTGGACAAACCGATCACCGCATCGCTGATTCGCGACATCATCGACGGCATCAATGCCAAATTCCGCGAGCTGAAAAGCAATGGCTACATCATCGATGCCACCTGCTGGTTCGATGAAGAGGCTAACGACGCCGCATCGCTGAAGGCGGGCAAGCTCTATATCGATTACGACTATACGCCGGTGCCGCCTCTGGAAAACCTGACCCTGCGCCAGCGCATCACGGATAAGTATCTGGCGAACCTGGTCTCCTCAGTTAACAGCAAGTAAGGAACAGATAGATGGCAATGCCGCGAAAACTTAAATATATGAACGTGTTCCTCAATGGCTTTAGCTATCAGGGGATCGCCAAATCCATCACGCTGCCGAAGCTGACCCGCAAGCTGGAGAACTACCGTGGCGCAGGCATGAACGGCGTTGCGCCGATTGATATGGGTCTCGATGACGAAGCCCTGTCGATGGAGTGGTCGCTGGGCGGCTTCCCGGATGCTGCCATCTGGGAACTCTATGGTGCCACCACCGCGGATGCGGTTCCGATTCGCTTTGCCGGTTCCTACCAACGCGACGACACCGGCGAGACGGTTGCCGTTGAAGTGGTGATGCGTGGTCGTCAGAAAGAGATCGACACCGGTGAGAACAAGCCGGGCGAAGATACCGAGTCCAAAATCTCCGTGGTCTGCAGCTACTTCAAGCTGACGATGGATGGCAAGGAGCTGGTGGAAATCGACACCGTCAACATGGTGGAGAAAGTGAACGGCGTCGATCGTCTTGAGCAGCACCGCCGTAACATCGGCCTGTAACAACCGCCCGGTCAGCCTGCTGGCCGGGTACCTTTTCCCGCGAAGAAGAGAGTGAGGATGCCATGAGCAACGAAACTGACAACGTGATTACCCTGGAAACGCCGATTAAGCGCGGTGAGCAGCTGATTAACAGCGTGACGCTGATGAAACCCAACGCCGGTACGCTGCGCGGATTGAGCCTGGCGTCGGTGGCGAACGCCGATGTCGACGCACTGATCAAAGTGCTGCCGCGCATCACCTCCCCGTCGCTGACGGAGCAGGAAGTGGGCGCTCTCGACCTGGTCGATATGGTTGCGCTTGCGGGCAAGGTGGTCGGTTTTTTGTCACCGGCTTCGGCACAGTAACTTTTCCGGCCTCTCTGTCGGTTGACGATCTGATGGCGGATATCGCGGTGATCTTTCACTGGCCGCCGTCAGAACTCTACCCCCTGAGCCTGACAGAACTCATCACCTGGCGCGAGAAAGCGCTACAGCGAAGCGGAAACAGATATGAGTAACAGCGCAAAATTAGAGGAATTGCTCACGGCTGTTGATCAGGCGACGCGCCCGTTTCAATCGTTGCAGACAGAGAGTCTCTCTCTGTCTGACAGCGTGAAAGGAACGGAGAAAAATCTGCGTGGCTTGTACACCCAGCTTGCGCAGGTCGACGACATCATGCGCGCGGAAAAAGCCCTTGCCTCCGTCAATGCGCAGCTGAGCGACATCAAACAGAACAGGCAAAATGCCGCCAACGGCACAGCAGCGCCAACGATTATCGATCCCTGGAGTGGAAAACCTAAGTCGGAGAAAGCGCTCAAAAAGGAACGTCTTACCCTGCGCAGAACGATCAAAGCTAATAAGACATCCCTGAAGACGGCCGGTATTGAGGCAAGAACGCCGTTATCCGCGCGACTCCAGCTCAATAGCCGTATCAGCGATGAGTCGGCACAGTTGATCACCCAGCGCCAGGCGCTCAAACAGGAGCAGCATCAGAAGCGCCAGCTGCGTGCGGCAAAAATCCAGGCCGTGCAGCAGCGTATTCTGGGCGCAGGCGAAAAGATTTCGACCATTGGCGAGAGAGGCAAGTCGATTGCCACCACTGGCTTTGAACTCGGCAAAAAAATTATGCAGCCGGGCTATGAAGCGTCGCTGAAAAACAGCCCGCTGGTGTCGGCTGCGGCCTCCGATAACGCAGAGCCCGGTGCACAGAACAGTACCCCCGCTTCAGGAACAGCGGTCGCTACGCTGCAAAATGGCTCGGGAACAGCCGTTGCTACCCTGCAAAACAGTACCGGAGCTCCGGGAACGGCGGTCGCAGCACTGCAGAATAGCGCTGCCGGCCCCGCCGCGGCGATGCAGAGCAGTGTCGGCAACCTGGGTACCGATCTTGAGGCGCTGCAGGCGGCTTATCAGTCCCTGAGCGTTGATATTTTCAGTACCCAGGAGTCATCCCTGCGCTCGCTGGTGCAGACCGCGACCCGCTATGTCGGGAAGCTGCAAGAGTGGGTGCAAAATAATCAGGGCCTGGTGCAGAGTTTTGGGCTTATCGCCACGGTCGTGGTGGGCATTGCAGGCGCTGTCGGCACCGTGGCGGGCGTTATCGCGCCGGTGTTCACCGGCATCAGTACGCTAATCACCATCGCGACGACGCTCGGCAGCGTATTTACCACTATTTTCGGCGGGATAGCGGCACTATTTGGCTCACTCACCCTGCCGATTATCGCGGTTGTCGCCGCCATTGTGTTTGCGATTTACAAATACTGGGAGCCGATTAGCGCCTTCTTTGGCGGCGTTATTGAAGGTATCAAAACGGCGTTTGCCCCGATTGCCGAGTTGTTTGCGCCGTTCCAGCCGCTTTTCGACGGCATAGGTAAAGCAATCAGTAATATTGCCGGGTGGTTCAGCGATCTGCTCACCCCCGTCAAATCCAGCCAGCAAACCCTGGAGAACTGCGGTAACGCTGGAAAAATGTTCGGCCAGGTGCTGGTTATGGCACTGACGTGGCCCCTTAAATCGCTAAAGCTGCTGAACGAGGGGGTGGAATGGTTACTGAATAAGCTCGGCGTTATTAACAAACAATCCGTTGATATCAGCCCGGAGAATCAGTCCCAACCAGGTGCTGGCGGTGCAGCGTTTGGCATGGTGCAACCTCCACGCTTAGACAATTATCAGGCGGCGCGCCCGGCAGCCGGCGGATCCTATGTCGATCAAAGCAAGAGCGAATACAACATCACTCTGCAGGGAGATATGTCACCCGGCGGCGATGGCACACGCCAGTTAAGAGATCTGCTGGCACAGCACGAGCAGGAGAAACGCACTAACTCCCTTTCACAATTCAGCGCGGCAGGAGGATTTGCCTCATGATGCTGGCACTTGGGCTTTTTGTTTTTATGCGCCAGACCCTCCCTTACCAGAGCATGAAAAGGGAGAGCAACTTTAGCTGGGCCAGCAACGCGCGGGTCGGTAAGCGCGATGCCTATCAATTCACCGGCCCCGGGAGCGAGACTATTGATATTACTGGCGAACTCTTCCCGGAGCTCACTGGCGGTACGCTGTCGCTCTCGGCGGTACGTCTGATGGCGGAACAAGGCAAGGCCTGGCCGCTGATTGATGGCACAGGCATGATTTACGGCATGTATGTCGTTAATAACGTTAGCGAAACCGGCACCCTTTTTTACCCGGACGGATCGCCACGCAAAATCAACTTCACCTTGAAGCTAACCCGCGTCGATGAGTCGCTGAAAGTGATGTTTGGCGATATTTATGACCAGGGTAAGCAGCTGGCGACCAACATGCTGGAGAGGTTCTGATGCTTAATGCATTCACAAACGGCTTAGCACGGGTAAAAACGCCGGCATTTTCATTAAAGCTCGGGGAAAAGGATATTACGGGCAATATTCAGTCCCGGTTGATTGCCCTGACGGTGACGGATAACCGGGGGTTCGAAGCGGATACGCTTACGCTGACACTTGATGATGCTGACGGGCAAATCGAGATGCCCGAGCGGAGCAATATCATCACGCTGGCCATCGGCTGGCAGGGTGCTGCGCTGACTGAAATGGGCACCTTTATTGTCGACCAGGTAAGCCACAAAGGCACACCGGATCAGGTTAGCGTCACCGCTAAAAGCGCAGATTTTCGTGGCAGCCTGAACAGCCCACAGGATAGCTCCTGGCATGATACGACGCTCGGCGCCATCGTTGAGGAAATCGCTAAACGTAATAAGCTGGACACCAGTCTGCCACCCTCGCTGGCGCAGATTAAGATTGCGCATATCGATCAGTCGAATGAGTCCGACGCAAACTTTCTGACGCGCCTGGCGCGGCGTAACGGTGCCGAGATCGCCGTCAAATCGGGGAAACTGTTTTTCATCGTTCCGGGCATGTGCGTAGTAGGCGGCGAAACAATGCCCTCCGCCACGATAGCCCGTAGCGATGGCGACAGCCATGATTTCTCGATCGCCGATCGCATCAACTACTCTGGCGTTACGGCACATTGGCAAGATACCGCCACGCCAAAAAACCAGAATACGGTTCAGCTGCAGAGAAAATCATCGCAACAGAAGCCCACACCGATTACCCATCCGCAGGCGGTCAGTAGCCAGGCAGCCTCAAATGGGAAAAGCGAGCCGACAGACTACACGGCAGGTTCAAAAGATAACGTTCTGATCCTCTCCACCACGTTCGCGAATAAAGAGGAGGCGAAGCTGGCAGCTGAAGCCCAATGGAGCGAGATCCAGCGCAACGCGGCGAAATTTTCAATTACCCTTGCGCAGGGCAGAGCAGACCTGCGTCCCGAAACGCCAGTGATAGTGACTGGGTTCAAAAATGTGATTAACGCCAGAATGTGGGTCGTCAAAAAAGTGACCCATACCATGAACACGCAAGGTTTTGTCAGCAGTGTGGAACTGGAGGTTCGCATTAATAATGTTGAGTATGATGCAAAATAAAAATCACAAATGCATTAATTAACTTGTATTTGCAAGATTGGAGGCTATCATAGCTAGCATAAACACGAAGGAGACCCCATTATGATGCATTGTCCGGTATGCCAGCAGGCCGCGCATGCGCGCTCCAGCCGCTACCTCAGTACCGAAACCAAAGAGCGTTATCACCAGTGCCAGAACGTCGAGTGCGGATGTACATTTGTCACCCATGAATCGCTGGCACGTTATATTGTCCGGCCTGTGGCAGCGCCCACCGCTTCGCCTGCCAGCCTGCGCTAA